AAAAAAAACATCCTTTACTCGCCTACCCCCACTCACCATAGCCCCCATTTACCCAAATCACGACAAAACAATCATAACCCATCAATATCATTAGAGAAATAATTGGTATCGAAATAACAATATATTAAATTACTTCAAAAAAACCGCTTATAGCGCGGATGTAGCATTGATACCAAACATTCAATAACCAATGAATCAAGGCCAATATCGTATAATAGCATGGTAACGTGTACCACCATCCATTGAGATATGCCTTTAATGAGTCCACACACCACCCACAACAATGATTCATTAAACGAACCATTAATGACTATCTATCCACACCACCATAGTCAACCGCCAAGTCTGTGGTAATGTACCTTCACAATGGTCTGATTACCAAAATACCCGAAATTTGTCAAAAATTGTTTGAAAAATCCTCAAAAATGCCAAAAATTGACAATCTTGAGTCCTTATATAAAAGAGGATTTATTTTCATTTGGAGCAAAATAAAGCTTGACAGCCCTTTCAAAAAGTGCTATGATGCAATCAACGCTAAGGGGAATTGCCCCAAAGCAAAAAAGCCCCAAAATAAGGAGACCCACTATGAAAACGGAATCCATTGCCATTTCTTACAAGACCATCGCCGGAACCAAAAAAACCTTTTCCCTGGATTATGATTCGCCGGAAAACCTGGACGAAGCTATTGAACTGGAGCGCGACGAAGTTTTCAAGAAATACTCCCAAATGCGCCTGATTAAATTCCGCGACCTGAATAGGGGTAAGAAAGAGAAGGCCGAACGCGACGCACTGGCCAAAGCCCTTGAGAATCGCGACGATCCGCAGGTGGCCGCTGCATTGGCCGCACTCGGAATTGGCTAGATTCTAGCCTTACGCCTCACGAGCCTCCTTGGATCACTCCTTGGAGGCTTTTTCTTGTCCTGCGTTTCAAATGACGGCAAAAAAAATATCTCAAATCCGCCATGCCCCCCCCCTTGATATTTCATTTTGAAAATTCCATGCCGGACTATTTCTATGCAAATAGTGTGCCACACTTTCCTACTTTCCAAAAATACTCAAAGTAAATAAAAACCTTCCCGACCTCCGGACTTTCAAAAAAAAGCCCCCCAGTGCGGGATCAGGACAATAAATAAATTTTTTCCAATATTTTTTTCTCAATATTTTCTGCACACTAAGTCTCTAATGCTGGTGAGGTGTTGAGGCACTTTGACACATATTGGTTGCTTTTATTATAATGGTATGGTAGTGTAGTAGGCAGTTGGGAAGGATTCAATGAGATTGAGCAAGTTTTAGGGAAACTAGCTTATATTGCGTTGTAGCACTAAGGAGGGAGGTTTGTTATGGTGGACTCTTGGATTATTGAGCATAGTGAAGAAGAATTGGCGGAAGTGAGTAGTGTGGTCAGTCAAGAAATTCATGTGAAAGAAGGCGTGTTGGAAAAGATTATGGGAGATGTTTACCTGCCGCGTTTTGCCTTGGAGGTAGTCTGATGAGACTCAGTCCCTGGCACATGGAAGTGGCCAAGCGCGTTGCAGAGGGGAAGAAGTGGAAGGAATTGAGTAGTGAGATTAAAATCTCTCAGAGCAGGCTCTCGGTCCTCAAGGCCAATCCACTCTTTCAGAAACAAGTCCGGAAGTACACAGAAATGCGGGATGACGGTTATCAGAAGGCAATGAAGGAGATGAATCGCGGCGCGGAGGATGTTGCGAAGGAAGTGTACGATATTGCTACTAGTAAGATCGTGCCTCCTCAGGTGAGATTGCAGGCTGCGAAGGACCTTTTGGATAGAGTAGGGATGAGTAATGGCACAGGGCAAACTCCTGCACATGGTGGACAGGATGAGATCTCCTTTGAGCAAATCTTAAAGATCACTAAACGTCGTGCAGGAGGCCCGATGGAACTGGACGATGAGCAAGACTATGAGTCTGCCCAGAGAGACTTACTGAGTGACTTAGAAAGCGTATCCCCACAAGAGGCAGCGTAGTATGAGTTTGGCACTTGGCAAGAGTCTCGGAGGATTGATGGAGGAGTTGGTTGACGAGCAGCATAAGAAGTCGTCTGCCACCGAGGCTGAGAAGTTTAAGAGTCGCATGGGCGGGATTATGCCGGTGGTTAGTAAGAGTCAGGAAGCTGTCAGGCCGCCCTTTATACCGAGGACAGACTTAATAGTCAAGCCGTCAAGACTAGACCTTCAGAGATGTATGGAGGATTTTGAGTACTACGCGGCCAATCTCCTAAAGATCAAGACTGTTGACAGTGAACTAAAACCTTTTGTCTTCAACCATCCCCAGCAAAGGTTCTGGAAGTTACTTACCGACCTGCGCAACAAAGGCAAGCTCGCCAGGATCATAGTATTAAAAGCCCGCCGAGAAGGTATCTCTACAATCTCCGAAGGCTTGATCTTCCATGCCGCACACATGAATGAGAATACAGAGGCGGTGGTGATCGCACATGAGAAAGACGCCGGTGGGAAGATCTTTAATATGTGTAGGTTATTTTACGACTGCCTTCCTCCGAAGCTCCGTCCGATGACTAAATACTCTTCAAAGAAAGAAATAGTTTTTTCTAATCCTGATAAAAAAACTTCTGACATAAATCCCGGCTTGCGATCTAGTATCGAAGTCGTGACTGCTGGTAAAAAGGACGTTGCTCGCGGAGCTGGCTATCATCTTCTGCACTGTTCCGAAGTGGCTTCGTGGCCTTTTGCTAGTGAAGTTGTCTCATCCCTTGTGCCGACAATTCCAAAAAATCCTAAATCACTTATAATTTACGAATCTACCGCCAAGGGGATCGGCAACTTCTTTCACCGAGAGTGGGAACGGGCAGAGAATGGGGACAGTAACTTTGTCCCGTTCTTCCTCTCTTGGTTCGACATGCCTGAGTACTCACATGGGTTTTATTCAAGTGAGGAACGGGATCAGTTTATAGAAAAGATGAATGAAGAAGAGCAGGAACTATTGGTGAATTTTCAGCTTACTCCAGAGCAGCTTTACTGGAGGAGGTTGACTATTGCGGACTTGAAAGGTGATGTAGAGTTGTTCAGGCAGGAGTACCCATCCACCGCCGAAGAGGCTTTTATAGTGAGTGGAGTGCCTGTGTTCGATAGGAAGAAACTGAGAGTGATGAGTCAGAAAACTTCCGAGCCGCTTTTTCGGGGTGAAGTCGGGAACAAGAACCTCATGCCTAATGACCAGGGAAGGTTGAAAGTCTGGCTCCAGCCTCAGCGCGGCCAGGTGTACTCCCTCGGTGTCGACGTAGCAGACGGTGGAGAAGGTGGAGATTACTCCTGCATCCAAGTATGGAAGAAACTACCCAGTCCTTACACTGCTGAACAGTGTGCAGAATGGCACGGGCATCTTGATCCTTATAATTTAGCACACGTGGCATCGCATCTTGGTATGTTTTATAACGAAGGGTTGATAGGTGTTGAGACTAATGCACACGGACTGGCCACGTTGAATGAGCTTCAGAGAACTTACTGGAATTTATATAGGCAAGAGCACTTTGACAGGTATAAGAACGCACGAGTGAATAAACTAGGATGGGAGACTACTAATAGGAGTAAGAAGTTACTTATATCCTTCACCACTCATTGTATCCAAGACCTGAGTATTATTATCCACTCTCACTCATTAATAAGAGAGTGCATGACCTTTCTCCGAAACGCCCAAGGCACTGCCGATGCAGAAAGCGGCGGCCATGACGATAGAGTTATGAGTGCAATGATAGGACTGTTCTGTATGCACCAACAACTGGACGAGCCTGAGGATTCAAGCGGACTGCCAGACGAGCCGAAGAAGTTCAGTGTGGATATACCTCAGAGTCATATGATAGATCCTGAGTTTGCTTCTATACTGGAATTTGGCAGTCAAGATAGTTATGATGCGACTTGGTTAAACTACTAATTCACCCGAGCGAGCGCAGCGAGTGAGGTCTGGATTCTTAAAGATGCCTACTGACAGATACAATACAAACAAGCAGAGTGACTTCGGACAGGGTTTAAAGGATCTGGCTGGGGTTTTGAAGCAGGTGTTCTTAGAGAGTACTAAAGATGCTCCGATGGGTTCTTTACTAAGGATGGCCAATTTGGGAGTGCCGAGTAGCCAGAGATCTGTTGGGGATGAGGTGAGGGATTATGTGCTGGATAGTGTTACTCCAATGGGTGGGATTTTTGCCGGTAGTAAAGCACTAGGCGCGTTGCAGCATAAAAGAGACTTTGCTAAGTATTTACTGAAAGGCGGAATGGGAAGTGAGAAGGTGAGGAGTAAGACTGGCTGGTTTCCCGGCGCGGGAGACAGCAAGATGCGGTTTGAGATTAATGACAGCAAGGCGCGCTTTCCTCAAGGAGTTGTACTACTGAAAGAGTACGAGCAGTTAGGAAGGTATCTAAAAAAACAGCGTCGTGACATATATGTAAAGTATCGAGATAGAGTACTTAGTGAGGATGTTAATACTACTAGTGAGGTATTAGCTGAAGTAAGAAAAAGGTTTGGCGGTAATTCCGATGTGGCTCATCTGAATGCGACTGAGAGTAACATGAGTGTTTTAAGAAACCAACTAGGAGCAAAACCTGGAGAGGTTTTAAAAGTAGGTGATGTTTTAGAACATAAAGAGTTGTTTGATAATTACCCACAGCTTGCCGAGATGGAGTTGAATCCTACTAGTGGGGGTAATACCTTAGGAGCTTATTATACTAAGACACATCCTAGTGGCGCGGAAAGGAAAGTAGTGGATCTGGATGCTGATGTTAGTAAAGATCCTATGGGTACTATGATTCATGAGTTACAACATGGGGTGCAGGAGATTGAGGGATTTCCTAGAGGTGCTAGTCCGGAGTCTTACTTGGACTTAAAGGATGCTATTAAGTACGAGAATGAGTTAGCGAATGAGTATTTAAAAGACAAAGGATACGCACTAGTTGCCGGAAGCCATCCACAGACTACTGAATACGGCGTTTATAACGCAAAGAAGTGGGATGGATTGAATACTCCAAATATACCTGACGAGGAATTACCTCCAGACATTTTGGAAAGACTGGAAGCATTGAGAGAATTAGCTAAAGAGGACATGGCTACTGTTTTTGATCAAAGTCAAAGGACTCCTTTCGGAAGATACCAGAATACCGCCGGAGAGTACGAAGCAAGACAGGCAGAGTTGAGACGAGCCTTAGAAATAGGCACTCCAGGTGGAAGTAAATTCTCACCGCCCTGGCAGCATAAGCCTAAGTATTTAATTAAGAAGTATCATGGAGAGTAAGTAAAAACAGAGGCGCACCGCGCCGCATTGAAATCCGCAAGGACATAAGTCGATATGCCACGCTTGAGTCAAAACCCAGAATTAAAAAGAGCTGCACGGCTGGCACGTGTGGGACCTGATACGTGGAAGAGTTGGGTTGATGCAGGTAGAGTGCCGCTTGAGATGATTAAGAGTTTTATGGGGGATAGTGTAGGAGGAGATTTACTGAGAGCGGCAGGAGTAGAGATGCCGCCGAAAAGAGGAGACTTAGAGACTCTTAAAGAGAATATAGTCGACTTCGGGATGCCGAATTTGCCAGTAGGGCAGATTAAAAGACTAAGCCATGCAATAAGAAAAGGGAGTCCGGAAGGGAAGAAGTTACGAGAAGTGATGAGTAAGGAGATGGGCCTGAGAGGTAAGGCAGACCAGGATGATTATGTAGACTCTCTCCTCCGCTCAACTCCCTTCCATGGCCGCGGATATGAGCACTACCCGCAGACTGGCGAGTTGTATAATACAGGATTCGGCAAGCCTGGGAATATAGGTGAGCCTCAGGGGTTGTCACTCACATACAGAGAACCCAGGAAGTTCGTGCGGGAACATTCGTCATTTGCCAAAAGACCTAAGAAGTACTTAAACGCGGCAGCTAGACTGAATAGAGCTATGGATAAAGCTCCTGACACTGAGGTTAAGGAGTTAGATGCTTTACTGTCTAAGTTAGTTAGGGAAAGATCTTCTTTAAAGAATACTATGACACCTGGTGCTGAAGGTGCCTTCAAACCTGAGTTAGTTGACGAACTTAATAAAGCTGATGCTAAGATTGACAACCTAATAGACATACGTGACACTGTAGCGAAGAACTCCTTAGTTGCCAAAATAGGCAGAAAGCAAGCCCAGTATTTCGACAAAGGCAAGACCGACCCAGCTCCTATCTCTCGTGTATTCCCACGATTCCACGGCAGGCCAAGTGAGAAGATTGTTAAAGGATGGAGTGGTAGTGGAGATGAGGGAGTCTTACAAGAGGCTTATACTTATGCACTGAAGCAGATGCCGGAGATTTGGTCTAAGACAGTTTATTCAGATGACTTAGTTAGAAATGCTTTTCCTGACTTGTATAATCCTTCTCAGTTAGCTATATATGAGCACATGGCTGAAGTTATGTCAAAAGATCCTGAGAAGTTACGTACAGCTGAGTTAATAGTCGAGTCTTTTAATAGGGGAGAAGTTCCTAGTAATAGTTTAAGAAGATCTTTTGGTCTTTTCACAAATAATTTCTACCAAGCTACTTTAGCAACTGCTGAAGATGCTTCAAAACATTCAGTAGGCCTTATTGATAATGTGTCTACGTTGATTAATATTGTGAAGGATGCGGAAAACAGTTCCTTGACACAGGCTTTACTTCCTTCTTATCAAGGTATCAAAGCAAGTATGAATGGCCGCGCAAAACAGGAGTTCAATACTCATCTTTCGGATTACTTACGGTCTAAAGGCTACAGAGGCATCCTCTACTCTCCTCAACGCTACGGCGAGTACGAAATGCGTATGCTTGATCCTAGAGATGTAGTCCAGCAGGATATTAGAAATGTGGATGATCCTGCGTTGGAGAGACTTTATAAAGGCAAAGCTAAAAAAAGTGATCACTACAAAACTACTATCAAACGAGTACAAGAGTTGCGTGAAGAGGCGGCAGGATTACCTAATGGTGATCCACTTAAAGCGTCCTTAATGTCTGAAGCTAGTGAGTTGCATAGGAGATTAGATATTAGGGAGAATATTACTCCAGGTCGTAAAACTACTTCTAAGAAAACCGACACCATAAAAGAATGGCAAGCGCGATCAGACTACGAAGCAAACCCATACCAGGAGTCAGGTCACTCTCCCTACGCACTTGGATCTATCTATTCTGACATAGACATGAGTGCATTGCGACTCGACCCTGATGAGGTAAGACAAGCCGCAAGAGAACAGGTCAAGATGGGAGTCTTAGCCCAAGAAGAACAAACACTTGCAGACGGATTGAGCCTGGGGAAGTTGGGAGATAGTAGAGTACGTCAAGATGATGTACCGATATTCACCCAGAATAATAAATACCAAGCAGAAGTACCTCCACATGAACTGCAAGAGTTGGGCGATCTGGGCAAATACCCAGAAGATGTTGGTATATCAGACAACTTAATTGACGATCTTGTTGATATGTTTGGAGTATCAGAAAATGATCTTATGATACATGATAAGCTAACGGACAGTCTTGCTCTAGCTTTAAAGGACAAAGCTCTTGCAGGTAACCACGCCGCAGGAGACTTTCTGCATGACTTATTAGTCTATGGAGACACGCCTTTTGCAGATGATACCTTTGAGGAGGCTACTAAGTATCTAGCCAAGCCTTCTTTGGGTGTTAAGGTGCCTAAATCAGAGCAACAAGCACTTGAGGATTTAAAAGACTTCACCGTTTTATTTGGTAGTTCAGATGATGCAGTTGTGCATATGAAGAAAACCGGTAAACCCTTACCAGAGTCAGTATCCAAGGATCATTTTGATAACTTGAATCATCCTGATACAGATCCTGCGGAATATTTTAATGGTAAAGTAGCAGAAAAGACTTTAAAGTTCAAGACCAAACCTAAGAAAAAGATCAAATTACCGCCCGGCTACGGTGACGCATTCACCGAAGCAGAATACTAAACCATCTCCTTAGGGGGAGACTAACCAGGAGGATTTAACCATGAGTACATCAGACGAACTAGAACGCGGAATAGACTTACTCCTAGAACAAATGCCGGACTATGTGCAAGACTTGGTATCCGACATAGCCAATCAAGCATTACTTCCGAAGTGGCAACTCTTAGGAGGCATACTCTTTGAAGCCTATAATAATGGATACTTGAGTGCTTACACTCTCGACCCTTCTTGGAAAGACGGCTTTAAGCCACAGGAGTCAGTATGTAACTTCTGTAAAAAGACCTACATGCCCGTGCGTGTTGGCCAGTTATACTGCTCTAACGACTGCGGGTGTGGGATTACAGTCTTAGAAGTAGACGAGCCAGAGAAAGCACAGCCACAGCCGGAGTCAGCTGAAGAGTCGAAGGTAGAGTCTACAAAGGAGTCGAGTAGAGATGACGAAATAGAACTAAGAATGGACAAGATAAAGGATCATGTGAAAAAGGAGACAAAAAAGAATGTCAAGTCTAAATCTAGTTCTAAGTCTAAGTCTGCTCTTGCTAATTTGGCTAAATCTAATGTTACTCGCCGTGTTGGTACAAAGAGTCTTAATAAAGCAAGTGGGTCTGGATGGACCGACGAAGCTCTCCCAGATTAAGAAGAAAGTGGTGAGGTATAACAACCTAGGCCAGGATCAGATGAGTGATGATTTGGATATTGATCGAGATGAACTAGAATGGGCTTATGAACAAGGTGCGTTGAATACCGAAGAAGCACTGACGATGATTAGTAACCATAAGCGGAGTGTAATGAGATGACTGTATTACAGATAGTAAAAGCACTGGCAGGAGAAGAGGACATTAATTTTGGTGACTCTGATACTACTTTCTCGCGGCAAACTAGAAGTGGTGGAACTACAAGTATTCATTATATAGATAGTAAGTCAATCCCTGCGAATACTCTCGGAGGAGTAGTTGACACTCATCTGCACACGCAGAATACAGACACTGGGACTACTGAAGATACCTTTGAGGTTAATAGTGACGGGTTTGGAGTTACCTTGTCTTCTACTGGATTGAGCGCAGACAGGACTTATACTTTTCCGAACACTTGGTCTTCTCAACCTTTGGTCGGATATACTGACTTAATTGGGACAGGGTCTGGAGCTACAACAGGTGCAAAGACTGTAGGAGTATACGATGTAGCAGGGAATTTCACTGGTGGGACTGTAGAGGCAGTGTTGGCAGAGCTTGCTACTGACGTTGCCGCGTACTTGCTGCCTTATGGGTATAAAAGAGGATTTACTCTTGGTTATGTTTCTACTTCGGTCATATCACTTACTCAAGGACAGTGGCATCATTCAGGAACTACTGAACAGATGGTCTATTCAGCGGGCGCGTTTAATTACACGCTGAGTAGCTTGAGTGGAACTCAACTACAGTATATCTACCTAGACGACTCGGCTATCGTGAGCGCGGGAACGGCTGTTATAACACTCACCCAAATCACCAACTCAACCACCGCGCCTACTTTCTCCAATACTAAATACGGCTGGTACAATGGCGAGGACAGATGTATAGGCGCTGTGTATGTAGAAGGCGGACTAGCCAGAAAATTCCGCTTGTTTTCTGACAACTACTATGGATTCTATGAAGCACATATTTTATTCACAAGTGCAAACAGTCCGACCTCCGACACCTCCTTGGACTTCTCCGCTTTCGTACCCGCTTTCTCCACCGGCTGTCGTATAGCAATACAACACGCTACAACAGGAGATCAAATATCTTTCAAACCCACAACCGGATGGGCCGCAAAAACTCAAGTAACCGTGGCAGACGCTGCTGAGTATCAAGATGCTCGAGTAGACCTTGACACAGACCAAACTGCTTTATGGGCAACGGACACAGACAGCCAAACAATAATAGGGCTGCATGGATACTACACAGGTGACTTATAATGGTAGAAAAGATCCCGACTAATAAAGCAACAGACGACTCTCAAATTGAGAACTTCGAGAAAATAGAAATTCTCAAGAAAGAGACTCGACGTAAAGAAGAGCAGGATTATGTTATTAAACTCCTGAACATCTTTACCGAGGCAGAGCAGTTCAAGAGACACTTTGCTACGAACTGGACAGACTATATTGCACTCCTGCGAGGTGACCACTGGCCGAAGAGACGTCCGTCGTATAAAGTCGACGCGGTTATTAATATTATTTTAGAAAACATCGAAAGAAAAGACGCACTTCTCACCGATGCAAAGCCAATACCTAGAGTCACCGCGCGAAGTGACAAGCATCAAGACACAGCGGATATACTCAACCTCATGATGCAGAAGATCTTTGAGTCTTCTTCCTTCAACCAAGCGATGGTTGACATGGTGCATAATAGTCAGACCTTCGGAAACGGTGGAGTGGGTACGGTATATAATCTGGACACATTGACACACCGTGGAGAAACAGAAGTAGTAGCTTATGACCCACGGGCTTATTACATAGACCCAATGGTCAGGAGACCTTATCTGCTGCAAGACGGTGAGTATAACATTATAGAAGACATTTGGTCACTAGCCAAAGCAAAAGATATGTATCCCAAGATTGCCGATAGGATCGTAGCCGATGCGAACTTATCCAGATACAGTATGACCACTAAAGATGGATTCTTTAGTCGTGTAAAACAAGTAGTAGGCCGAAAGAGATCCGAGGAGTTCGTAGCTTCAGAGATTCCGCGTGTATTCGTAAGAGAGTTTTGGATTCGCGACCGGCAGAAAGAGAACAACAAGTATGTCTTCAAAAATGCGGCCAGGAAGAGTGTATTAATTAACAACGTACTTGCGGACGACGGACCAAATCCTTATGATGACGGACTGTATCCTCTCGATATTATGAACTGGCATAGGGACTTCTACTCCTGCTATGGTTGGGGTGATGTGGAATTATTAAAAAGTCCTCAATTACTCCTCAACAAGATCATGGCTTCGGTCATAGAGAATATCAACCTCACGTCTAATGCTATCTGGATTGGTGATGTAGACGCACTCTCTAAAGAAGAATGGTTAAGACTCAACAACGCGCCTGGGTCTTATGTAAAGAAAAAACCTGACCGGGAGTTGAGAAGAGAAAGTGGTGTGCCTCTCCCCTCCTACGTCCTCCAAACTATGGGTGCTGTTAAACAAGGCGCTGAAGAGTCCACCGGAATGGTAGACGTAATGCAAGGAAATCGCACAGGACAAGTAGCTTCTGGAGTAGGGATTGAGTCATTACAAATGATGGCCCAGTCGCTCATTCGCCTCCGTGCAAGAGATTTAGAAAATGTCCAGGATAGAATAGGACGGAAGTTAATCAGTCGGATCTTTCAATTCGTGCCTCCAGAAGAAATCCTGGAAGTTATAAAGGACTCTAAGAATGTAGACGATCAAGCGATGGAGGCTATTACGAGTGAGTTACTAAAACCAATTAGTAAGAGAAAGAAAGATGGCTGGACGGACTATGCTTTTAATGTAGAGCCTGGGAGTAGTCTCGGACTGGCAAAACAGCAGAAGCATATACAGAGTCTTAACTTGAGAAAACTAGAAGTAATAGATGATAAAGCACTCCTGGAAGATCTCGAATATCCACATAGGACTCAGGTCTTGAAGAGAAAAGCGGCAGAAAATGCGGCAAAGGAGAAAGCGGCACAACAGCAGCAAGGACCAGGCGGCGCACCGGGCGGACCTCAATCAGGTCAGTTTCCGATGCAGAGTGGCGGAAGTCCGATAGGGCGGACACAGTAGTTAAACCTAAGGAGGGAGTGTTATGGAAAAGACTAAAATTAGAGTAGTAGAAACTGAAGAAGAGTTGTTGAGACTTTATCCTTTGATTAAGAAAGTACCCTTGATTAATGTAAGGCATAGTGATTTATTGGTTAAATGTCTGACCAATGGCGCAGTGATGCTGGTAGGTCAGGTTGACTCTAAAGACGCAGGAGTGGCTGTTGTAGAAAGAATGGGGAATAATATGAATCTACTCGCAGTCTGGGCCGAGAACAGCGCGGTTAAGCTTGCGGAAGGTTTTTACTCTTGGGCTAAAGAACTTGGGATAGAGAGAATAAGTATGATGTCAGCTTTTGACAGGCCCGCGTATGAGAGGCTTTTCGGAGTCACTCTCGTAACTGCAATTTTTGAAAAGGACTTGAAAGAATGGCAACCGGAGTAGCAATAGGTGCAATGATCGGGGCTATGACCTCGGCTGCGGTACACGGCTTTAGAGGAGGAAGTGGCAGTGGTGCTTTCCTTGCTATGGTCGGAGGTGCGGCTGCGGGTGCGGTAGGTGGTTGGGCTGGAGGAGCTTTAGGTGCTGGTGGTGGAATAGGAGGACAGCTAACCGCCGGAGTAGCTGGTGCAGGGACTCCATCCATAGCCGCGCTAGTTTCAGCCGGGGGTAAAATTGCCGCCGGTTTGGTAGCTTCGGACTATCCTTCTAGACAACTAGATCCAAATCAGGGGTCAGTATTAGACACCTTAAGAAAAGAGGGAATTACCAATTCCCAGCAATACTTCAAGGCATTCTTAGATCAGAATTCTACCACTCTCAGAACTTTAAGGGAAGTCACTCAAGGCACTGGAGAGGGCGGTGCAGTAACAATGGGTGATTTGATGCAGAAACTAGACTCATCCGGACAGCATCCGACTAAAGGTGAAATGACAGCAGACAGGTGGAAGAGTATTTCTCCTATTTATAATGAACATATAAGTGAGCAATTTCTAGGGTATAAAAATCCAGGCTTGGAGAGTAGGCTTTCAGAACTCCAACAAGGAATAACACCTGACGACTCTAATCCTAATATGGCGGGTAGTCTAGTCCCCATGAGGATGAATGAGCAGACAGGTAAATACCATGCTTACTCTCCTTTTGATGCTAATGAGTATGGAGTAAGGCCTACTGAAGCACCAGACATTAGTGATGTGCCTCAGGTGGAGAACAGTAATTTATTACAAACCGACAGTGAACAAGCAGGATATTTCACCGCACCTGGGCAGGATTCTACTGACACTCCTTTCAGCCGGAGTCAGGAGTCAGAAGTGAACTACGGAAGACAGGCCGCAAGACATAACTCATTTGCTGCCGCACGCGCGAGTGAGGACGCACTCAGGTCTCAGTCTTTACTACAAACTTCTAAGTCTTTAAACCTACCGGATTTTAATGAGCAGGACTACAGTGCATCTAAAAGATTTACTCAAAAACCAAAACCTTTTTCTTAGGTAGTATTAATAGTTCATTAAATGAATCATAAAAGGAGGTGAAAACAATGCCACTAGCAGATCAGTTAAGTCAGTTATCACAGATGGATCAGGGAGGTGAAGGAGGTATGCCACAAGGAATACCACAGGGTCCGCCAGGAGGAGGTATTCCCCAACAACCGACTCCACTTGGAGGTGCTCAAGGTCTTGGAGGTCCTGGAGTAGACACTCCGCAGGAACAAAAAGCAGTTCAGATGCTTATGCAGGGTGCTATGCTTATGCGTCAGGCCGCCGAGATCGACCCAAGTGTAAGTCCCATCATTGACAAGATGTTGCAGGATTCTTACTTGCAAATTACTAAGCACTATGGATTTGAGCAAGAGGGTAAGCTCTCTCTCCAACAGGCTCAAATGCAGAAGAGTAGGATGAAGTCACAGGCTTTTAGTTCCCCGGCAGGGCAGGAGTCAGGTCCGCCGATAGGGTAGAAATAGTATTAAAAAACCCCAGACCTTTGATTTCGAGATAACTCTTTAGAGACCTCGAAACAACTCAGGAGATTTGAAAAATGGCAGATACAGAAAATAACACAGACAATACGGAAGACTCTTTTACTAACATCGACCCGGCTACACTTAGCCCAGAGTTGCAGGAAGTCTACAAATCTATGCAAGCAGGATTTACCAAGAAGACTCAGGAACTTTCCCAACGTCAGAAGGAGTTTACTGACAAAGAAGCAAACTGGGAAGAGAGCCTGAAGAAACACGGAGCAGTGGAAGCGGAGAATAAAAAGTGGCATGACTGGTATCAAGGGTTGCAAGAGGAAGAAACTGCGAGTACTACCGACACAACGCAGGACATTGACCTCTCAGCTGAGACTGATACTACTTCTCCCGACATTAGAAAACTCCTTGAACAATTCCAGGCTTCACAGTCTTCTACAGTAAACAACCTCACGCAAGAGGTAGAGACCCTGAAAACTGCGTTAAAAAACACGACTGATCAGACATCTCGTATGTTTAATTATCAGTCGCAACTCGGTGAGCTTGAAAAGACTTATGAGAACTTAGACAAGCAGGAGGTTCTAGACCATGCACTTAAGATAGGTCAGCCCGATCTTAAAAAAGCATACGCGGATCTCCATCACGACGAACTGATCCAGCTTGAAGTAGACAAGCGCGTTGAGGAAGAGTTGGTTAAACGACGCACTCAGGGGATCAGAGCAGGAGCACAGCAGATTATTGTGAAAACTCGTGATAACGCACCTAAGTCCTTTGCCGAAGCTACCGAGCAAATAGCTAATAGTATGGGATAATAGGAGGTGCTAATAATGGCACTTGATTATAATGAGATAGATGCACACGTAAGGGATAAGTATATTCCTGTTCTTCAGGATCAGTACTACTTGTCAACTCCGCTGACCGCACTCTTGATGGCTAAGAGTAAGGTTACATATGATAGTGGAAAGCAGATCGACCAGCCGGTTCTGTACGGTGAGCTGCCTAGTGGGTGGTATTCAGGACTTGATACCTTTGACATCTCGACCGTTGAGGAATCAACCCTGGCGAAGTTCAACTGGAAACAGTTCTACGTGAATGTTACCATCGACGGTACGACTATCCTGAAGGTTGAAGGTGATGAGAAGGTTTTGAGTATCATCGAGACCAAAATGGAAAATGCCAGTAAGACCTTTAACAAACAGTTGAATGAGAGTATGTTTGTTACTGACGGAGCTAAAGCACTGAAGACTCTTACCCAGGGTATTGCTACTTCAGGTACTTACGGTGAGATCAACAAGGCGACTAACTCCTGGTGGCAGGGCAATGTGAATAGTACTGGTGGAGCTTTTAGTATGGATATGCTCCAGACTGCCTACGGTGATGCTTCTGATGGGCAGACTCATCCGGATTTGATCATTACCACTCAGGCAATTTACAATAAAATCTGGGCGAGAGTCCAGCCAGTCCAGCGCGGCAATCTCGATAACACTCCTGGAATCGCAGGTATTGGGTTCACCGGAATTAACTTCAACCAGGCGACTATTGTAGTCGATAACTACTGTCCTACTGGTCATATTTATCTTCTGAATACTGACTTCTGGAAGATGGTGGTGCACAAGAAACGTGATATGTTCTGGACTGACAAGAAAGTCCCGCTGAATCAAGACGCTTATGTACGTCAGCTTCTGTGGGCGGGTGCGCTTTTCACTGTCGCTCCTCGTTGGAACGCACAGATTACTTCTGTGACTTAGTTTTTACTGGAAGGGTGGGTGGATTGGCCACTCACTCTTCCCAAACCACTTCTTGGGAGAAAGCCAATTCTCCTCTGAGATAGCCTAACTCGAAAGGAGTTATATTATGACTACTGCAACAAACAATAAATTAGAAAGTCTGGTTGGTTTCGGGCCGATTAAACCGGCTCAGGGTATTTATGAGGAAAGTGCCACTGCTAAGGCAGAGCTTGGTCACCGCATTCAGGTAGGTGACCGGACTTTTCACTATGCCTACGCTGGAGGTACTGCACTTATTGCCGGAACTCTGGTAACCCCTGCAGAATGGCTGGCAGGTACTTTGGAGGTTAATCTCGCGGTAGGCACTGCTGCTGCGGTTGGGACTTACTCTATTCCTAATATTACCAGTGCCGCCGCGCAGCTCAACCTTGCGGGTGGATATATGGTTGTTAATGATGTTGCCGGTGAAGGACAGTGCTATAAAATCAGATCCTCGGCGGCCAACGCAACCACGGCTACTTCCACCGATCTCGTGTTGTATGATCCGCTGGAAACTGCCCTGACTACTTCATCCCAGGTAGAGCTTTATTCTAGTCCTTATTTTGATCTGGACTTGGAGGCAGCTATTACGGCGCATATTTCAGGTGTTCCTCCTATTGCGGTCACGGCTAATTATTACTTCTGGCTGCAAACCTGGGGTCCGGCGGCTGTTCTTGTTGGAGCGACTACCGCTGCGGGTGATATGCTTGTGCCTCACACCACTGATGGTAGTGTTTCTCCTGGTGCGGCATACACTTCCAATATTATCGGTTATGCACTTACGGCTGGAACTGCTACTGAGTACAATGGTGCCTTCCTGCGTCTTGTGCCCTAGAAAGGAGGTGTAAAGATGGCTATTACTGCAACTAAATTGTTTTCGACTGTGGTAGGCAATAAAGTCATGGGAGCGCAGAAGCTTTATGGTGATGGGTCTACTACCACTTGGGATGTTCCTCTGGAGACTATTGACAGTGCATGGTATCAAAGGTGGGACGACACAGAAACAAGTGAATTACTTACTTGGAGTGGAAACACTGTAACCTTTGGCGCGGCTATTGCAAGCACCAAGTATGGAGTTATCAACTATATTGGTGTTTAGACATTAACCGGAGGGTATTTTTTGCTTTAAATAAAGAGCACCGTGGATCATAGGACATTTTCCCTCCACTCCTAGACATCCTCCCTAACGGTGCTCTTTTTTAAAGGAGTTTTAAAATGGCAGAACTTAATGATATATTTGTGAAGACGGTATTTACCGCTGAGGTAATTGCAGCTAGTGGAGTTGCTACTTCAGATATGATTGATCTTGGTACTGTGACAGTAGATGGGAATTTTGGGATTCAGTTGGCATTGACAGGTGATGGAACTGCGCAGGTGGACTATACAGCGTCGAATCATACCGAGGATTTTATCACTCCTTCTACTGCTTCAGCTATTGTAACTGGATTTGTTAAGACAAGTGGACCGGGTTCTGACGGTAAAGACGCTTTTGCTTTCATACCTATTCTACACCGATTTATGAAAATACAGGTGACCGAAACCGGCACCTCTGATAGTATAACAGTAACTGCTTATCTGGCAACACAGTAAGGGGTGATATTATGACTTGGAACTCAGGATGGAATTATGGTGTAATGCCGTATACCAAAAAGACCGCTGCTCCTGCTGTAACTGATGATAGTTACCCAGTGCCGTTTTTATGGGTGGATGAAACTAATGATAAGTTTTACTTGCTTATAGATAACACCAGTGGCGCGGCAATCTGGCAGGAATTGGTTTACGGTGGTGGTGATATTAGCTTTGAAGACTTGACAGTGACAGGCAGTCAAACGGTTAATGTTACTACAGTTGCCGCAGCTACTTATGATATTCTGGCCACGGATTATATTCTGAATGTGACTTACACCGGCACGGGAACCGTGGCTATTGACTTCAAGACCGCCCAAATCGTGGCAGGTAGAGTCATTCATATCAAAGACGCTGGTGGTGGAGCTACAACTTACAATATAACAATTAGTACTGAAGGAGCCGAGACTATCGACGGAGCTGCAACAGCGGTGATAAGTACAGACTATAACTCTGTCACTCTGTATTGTGACGGAACAAACTTGTTTATTATATAGGAGACTACTATGGCTTATAGTGCTGAGACCGCAAAGATAGACAGTCTTGCAGTTAATGGACTTTTGGGAGTTAACAATTCTTTAGCCTACAAAGTACATGAAATCGAAAAACATTTTCACTCCCGTGAAGTCTGGTTTGGAAGACATACTTCTATAAGTGCGGGAGTGAATGAGGGTGAGGCATGGTCTGTAGTTCAGTTTGAGTCTACTTCAGGTGCTAGTAGTACTTTTGGTGCTTGGGTTCCTTTATTGGGGACTAGTGATACTCCATTTCAGGCTACTTACGCTAAATTTGACCCACATAGAATAATTATCCCTGATGTTCATTCTGATGCAAGTAAAAAAGGGCACTTAGTTCAGCTGTGTTGGGGAAGTACTGACGCCGCAACTGCTTTTGGTGATGGTGATTATACTGGATTCTGGGCATTGCCTGAAAGGGATGGAAAGGCCAGCCCAGTGGATGTACATTGCCCAAGGATTGCGGCGGGTACGAAGATGTGGCTGAGGCACTTAGTTATTGATAATGCTGGGACGTTAAGTATGGAGTTCTATTTTGGATTACATGAATATGCAGGGTAATTAGGTAGAGTTCTACTGCAAGTACTACTAAAAGAGGAGATTTTACTATGGATGTTAATGGCGATCTTGTAATAAGTGGGGATGGAACGGAGGGCGGGTATGGGATTTTAAATACTAGTGATCCCGCTTTTCAAGTGAATTTGCTCGGAAATAGTGGTTTTGGCGTTTGGTCGAATAGTGAGGATTTGTATGACGCTGGAACGGGTGCTGCGCCTGTGGTCACTGGCGATGATGCAGCGTTGGTTGCTGGTGGGAGTTTGGTGACTAATGGTGGGTTTGATAGCGCTACTACTGGATGGGCAGCAGGGGGAGGAACTATAGCGTCTGTCGCAGGAGGTGAAACAGGTAACTGCGTTGCGCTAACATATGTTAGCGGTCCATCACAATACACATATAGTGATGTTAGCCTAACTACTGGAAAATTATACGAATTATCAATTTGGATTAAATCGGGGACTTCTGGAGATGAAACATGCCAATTTGGTATAGGTACATCAGGGAGTTCATGGGTTTATTATGATACCACGACATCGTCAGCTTCATGGGTACAGAATACAATTGTCTTTGAAGCGACATCTACAACAAGTCGAATAATGATACAAAAAAGTTCCGCCACAGCAGGAACAATGCTATTCGACACGATAACCCTAAACGAAGTCACCCCCGGCATCGTGAGCGGGACCGCTGGGCCGGATTCTTGGGGGAAGGATGCGACTCATCATATATTCCGTGAGCATAGCGGCACAAATACACAAAACGGTAGTTTCTATGCTCTTAAATCTGACCCACAATCGCAGTACGACTACGTTGCCTACCCATCTTATGCCACGTCAATACTATCGTCATTCTACACAAAATTTGTAGGCAGGACAATCACATTTGGTATTTGGATAAAATCATCAACTGAATCAGACATTAGATACTCTATTTCTGATGGAGTAGCGGCGAATACATACTCATCATATCATACTGGCGGGGGTGATTGGGAATGGTTAGAAGCTACAAAGACTTGTAGCGCTAGTACTGTTTCGTTTAGAATTAGCATCGGACACGATAGCGCATCCCCAGGAACCGCCTACATCTCCCAGCCAATGCTGGTCTTCGGCTCAAGCATCGGGGAGGGGAATTATGTGGCTCCGGTGGGGGAGTGGGTAAATTGTGATGGTGAGTTGGCATTACTGAGCCAAACATCTATATCGGCAAATTTTGATATGAATGTTGAAGCATATACAAATGGTAAAGTGCCAAAAGGAGCA